ACAAGCTTGGACGGAGACACTTTGAGGTCAGAAGCGTCAGCCGAAAAAGAAGCTCTTGTTACACAACTTAGAGAAATGCTTGAACAAACTTCTCGTAAAGCACTTATGGAAGCAGACAAAGATGAATCCGAGTTCCTACAAGAAAAACTAAAAAAAGTCCCTTATCCAATCTACATAGGTTAGGAGTGAGAGATGGCAAACCCACGATTTTTCGGAAAAAAAGATTTAGATACATTTGATAGAGTTAATAAAGAACTTATCGGTGATTTAAATAACGCAAATAGTGGAATCATTGACCAGACTGTGATTGTTTATAAAATATCCGCAAGTAATACAGAAACTAATATGTATGGTGAAACATCAGACGGAAAGGTATTTAAACCTGGTGTTGAAATAGCTTGTTTAGTTGAAGCCGAAGATATGGAATTTAATACAGATGAATTTGGACCAGATTTAAGACAGAATGCAACATTTTCATTTGTAAGACAATCTTTAAGAGATTTAAGTTTAGTATTGGAAATAGGAGATGTAGTTGAGTGGTTTACCGCTTATTGGGAAATCACTAGTATAAACGAAAACCAATTAGTTGGTGGACAATATAAACAACTTGACGGACAACATATTCACTCAGTCATTTGTAGTGCTAACTTGTTAAGACGAAGTAATCTTAACATTGAAGAAGTGAGAAGTATTTAATGGAACGAAGTAAAACTTTACCAAGAACAGAAGAAATCCTAACAACACAAACCAATTTCAATAGAGGGTTTGATACATCTAGAACAGATGACAAAACAAAAAACTATTCGGTTGGATTGTTAGATATTGATGCCGCTGTTATGTATTATTTTAGAGAAGTAATCAAACCAGAAGTAATAGATAATGGTGAAAAAGTTAAAGTTCCGGTTTATTATGCAAATCCAGAAAGATGGAAATCAATTCAAAAACTTGGATATTTACGAGATGTTAAAGGTCAGTTTATTACACCACTTTTAATTTTTAAAAGAACATCAGTATCAAGAGAATCAAACAATGCTTTCTTAACACCTTCTTTACAACCAGCAACAGAAGGTTCTAATTATACATTTAAAAAGAAATTTTCAAACCAAAACAGATTTACACAAACTTCAACATTATTTGAAAATGATGAACCATTAGAAGAAGTTTACAATGTAACTATTCCAAGTTATGTTACTATAAATTATAATTGTATTGTATTTACACCATACATAGACCAAATGAATAAAATTATAGAAAAAATAAGTTGGTCAAAAAATTCTTATTGGGGAGAACCTGATAAATTTAAATTTAAAGCTGGTATATCATCATTTACAGATGCTTCAGAATTTGAAGGAGAAAGAATTATCAAAACAACATTTGATTTAAGTATGAAAGGATACTTATTACCAGAATCATTTAATAGTATCGTTAATACACAAAAAGAATATTCAAAAAGAATTGGATTAGAATTAGGAGTTGAATAATGGCCGATAGAACAAAACCATTACCAAGAACACAAAGAAGACTTGAAGGTAGAGAACTCAATAGAGGACTACAACGAGGTAGAGGTTCTGAAACAAACCAAAGAAAAGATAATGTAAAAAACATTTCTATTGGTTTAATGGATGTTGATGCGGCTATAATGTATTATTTTAACGAAGTTATCAAACCAACAACAACAATCAACGGACAAGAAGTTAAAGTTCCTGTTTACTACGCTAACGCAGAAAGATGGAACTCAATACAAAAACAAGGTTATGTTCGTGATGTTAAGGGCTCTTTAATTACACCATTGATTGTATTTCGTAGAGTTTCAATGGAAGCAAACGAAACTATGCCAATAGATAAATTAGACGCCAATGACCCAAAACAATTTTACACATTTGAGAAAAAATATTCACAAAATCAACGATATGATAGATTTTCAGTAGTTCAAGGATTATTAAATTCAAAAGAATACTATACCACTGCTGTTCCTGATTATATGAACTTAAATTATGAAGCAATAGTTTGGACACCTTATATTGAAGAAATGAATAAAATTATAGAAAGAATTAATTTTTCAGAAGGTGCATATTGGGGTGAACCAAATAAATTTAAATTTTTATCATCAATAGATTCATTTGAAGATGCAACAGAAATGGGTGATAATGAAAGAATTATCAAAACAAACTTTAATATGAGTTTTAAAGGATATTTAATTCCTGAAGCGTTTAATGAGTTTATGAACACACAAAGATTTTTTACACCAAAACAAGTTGTTGTAAATGATGAAAGTGGTTTATCAATATCATCAGTATTTTCACCTGATAGTAGAGCACAAAGTGTAACTATTTTTTCATCAAAACAATCATCATTACCAAGTGGGTTAGGAAGTGCAACAGATTTTATCAGAGGTGTATCAAGTGGGACTGGTAATCAAGCACAAGATTTAGAATTTACAAATACTTTTGGTGGTAGAACTTTTTATGTAATGAGAGGTGGTGGTGAACCAACTTCTTCAAGAGATGACAAAGCATTAATATCGGTTTCTAATGCAAATTCAACTTATAATTTAAAATCATTTAGGGTAAGTGGTAGTCAATCATCATCTTTGTCTGCAAGTCAAGGACAAATTTATCAACCAACTTTAGAAACTGATAGAAGAATAATGAGTCAATCAGTTCAAGTAAAATTAAACGGATTAGAATTAACATCAGCAGATAATCAAATAGGATTTACAAGTGGATTTGACTACTTTGTTTCAAGTTCTTTAAAAGAAGTGGTGATTAGAAAAAGACAATCAGATAATTCAGGATTCACAATAAAAAACACAGATTTCGTAACAATAATATTTCAAAGTGAGATAACATAATGACACAAAGAGAAATAGATAAAAGAGTAGGTCTGAAAGGAAGAACAAGACAATTTACATTTCCAGTAAGTGAATCTAAGTTTTCCGGTGATAGAGTTATGTTCAATGATACCGGAAGTATAACACTAGGTTATTCTTTCGATAATAAAAATGGTATTCCAACCGTAGATACAGACTTAATTCATCTATCAAGTGCAAATGAAAGATATTATCAACAAAGACAACATTTTACATTTTCAGATATAAGTAATTCAACCACCACATATAATGAATTTACACCAACAATAGCTGACAATTATCGTATTAGAAATGGGTCATTACGAATATTTATTAATGGTATAGAACAATTGTCTAATGTTGACCAAACTCAGTCAGCATCAGCAGATTTTTTCATAGATACTACACAAACAAAATTTAGAGTTCATAAATTAACATTTGATAATTTTGGTATGGAGTTAAAAAGTGGTTCAATATTAGACCCTACTGATTTTTTACCACCAACTACAACAGGAGACGGAAGTGAATCTTCTATACAAATTAGTTTTCAAAGAGAGGCGTCAGTATGACATTAATTGATTTAACAACACAAGCACAAGCACCACAAACTGGTGGTTTAGCACTACAAAGTTCAGCAACAACAAGTTCTTTAACAGGATTACACACATTAGAATTTGATACTCTTAATTTGGATAATCTTGGAACCGGTAGTTTAAACATTGGAGAAACCAACACACTAACAGCCGGTAAAATAAAGATAGCTCACTCAACTGACCCAGTAATTCAAGATGCCAATGATAACACCGTAATAGAAGTGTTGACTACTGGAGTTCCAAGTGGTAGTGTAAAAATATACGGAGATTTAATTGTTCAAGGTTCTGCTTCATATCAAAATGTTGATACATTTGCAGTAGAAGACCCAATCATAGATTTAAATTTTACCGGTTCAACAGCTTTATCATCAACAGATGCTGGTTTAAGAGTTGGTAGAGCAGGTTCAACAAATGCACAATTAGTATTTGACCATAGTGAAACCAGATGGGCTATAGATAACGCCGCTGGAAGTAATATAAACATTGTTGGAATATCAACAACCGATACATTAACCAACAAAACAATTACCGGATTAGCAACTTCAACAATGGGTTCAGCCGCTAACTTAACATTTAGTGGAGACGGAGAAGTATTGGGATTACCAGCTAATCCAACAACTCAAGGTTCAGCAGTTTCAAAAGCCTATGTAAACGCTCAATTAACCGGTAGTGTGAGTTCATCAGGAACAGATTATTTAAGAAAGAATTTTGTAAAAGTAGCCGCAGGAATAAGTGGTTCATCAACAGCAAGTTTTGAAGCA